AAATCGACGGAGCCTCTATTGGACAATTTGTTCTAACAACGACAACTATAACATCTTTAGTAGCGGGGCTAGTAGCTGCTATTAACGCTGGTACGACAACAGGAATTAAACACGGCTGGGTAGCAACAGATGCCGATCCAATTATTACTTTAGTACAACCCGGTAAGTTAGGACTTGTAAATGATTCAGGGACTCCTATTGTCTTTATAGATAGAAACGCAACCGATACGGGAGCCTCAGCAGGGGGAACTTCCACTGATGTACAAATGTCAGGTGGAGTTGGGTCTTACTTTGCAGTTATTCATTATCACATTTCCGAGTATTTCAGATTACAACCTAAAGGAGTACTTTTTGTGGGTATTTTCGCCCAGAATACATATAACGGAGACGAAGTACGCACAGTACAGGATTTCGCTGTCGGAGAAATACGGCAAATGTCAGTTTTAGTAACTCATGAAACTTATGCTGCCTCACAACTAACAACAACGCAAGCCGATCTGGATACTTTAGAGGCTGAAAATAAACCTCTAAGTGTAGTTTTTCATGCTGATTTGAGTGCAACAACAGTTTCGGCACTGACTACTCTGGGAACGCTTTCTAACGAAAGGGTTTCAACTATTATAGGAGAGGAAGGTGATTATCATCAACTGGCATATGTGAATACAAAAGCTTATAAGTCAGGAGATAAAGTAACCCATCAGGGAGGGGCTTTTGTTGCTAAATCCGACATTGCAGTAGCAAGTCCGGGAGATAACCCAGGGCCTTTTGATCTGACTAACTGGACATTCTTAAGAGAAAACCTTCCTGCTATTAACGGCTTTAGTATTTCGGTACTAGGGGCAGCTCTAGGGACGATTTCTTTTGCTGATGTTAATGAAAACATAGGAGGCATTTCAAAGTTTAATCTTGTTAGCGGAACTGGACTTGATGAGGTTGGTTTTGCAACCGCCGAACTATTAAAAGATATAAGCGCTTCTCTGCTCGATACACTCGATAATTTCTCTTATATATTTATGACCAAAGAACAAGGTCTGGACGGGTCTTTCTTTAACTTCTCATGGACGGCGATAAGTCAGGCTGATGACTTTGCTACTATCGAGAATGTGCGGACTATGGATAAAGCGGTAAGGAATATACGTATTAATGTACTTCCTAATCTTAAAGGCGATCTTTTTGTAAATGCAGACGGTACTCTTAGTGAGGACACTATTTCTCTATTTAAAAACGATGCTGAGAGAGCGACACTTCAGATGGTAACAGACGGAGAATTAAGCCAGCAACAGGTAGTAATTGATCCCACGCAAGATGTTTTGAGCACTTCTAAGATTATAATTGGAGTGACTTTAATTCCTGTTGGAGTAGCGAAAGAAATCCAGATAGATATTGGTTTTGCAGTAAGTTTAAGTTAATGAATATAATAAATTTAAATATATAAAACGTTATGGCTGTTACCCTTGTGAATGGCACTGCATTTGATTATACTCAATTAACACCTTTGTTTCTTGGGTCTCCTTTGCCGTCGATGAGTGCTATAAATTACGAAGAAATTCAGGAGAAAGTAAACAACTTCGGAACAGGGAATAGGCCAGTATCAAGAGGGAGAGGAGCTATTGATGCAAGCGGATCAATGGACTTATCAATGAACGACATTGAAGCTCTTAGAGAAGTAGCTCCCAATGGGTCTTTAGTTCAATTACCGGCATCGGATTTTGTTTTGGTCTTCGGAAATCCTCAAAACCCACAAACACATATTTTAAAGAATCTGGAATTCACCAATGATGGAATAAATACCACCCAGGGAGATACGGATATAAAGATGACTTTTAATTTCACTATCTCTGAAGTCCAATATAGATAATGGTAAAGACTAAGACATTCGTAATCCATGAAGACCCCGATCCTGATGATTTAGAGAATTGGGAAAGCGAGAAAGAATATAAGAAAGGCGACCAGGTAAATTTTGAAGATTCTTCAATGGAATGCAGAACGCCTAATAAAGACAAGACATTCGATCAAAAAAAATGGGGACTGGCAAATAACGATTACGAATGTACGATAAGAAAACCTGGATTCAAAGAAATTAATGCCGCTCTTTCTTCTATGGCTAATATGGCCGGTGAGTTGAATTTCGGAAGCGGTGGGAAAATTATTTTTGAGCTTTGCAAAATAAAAGCTGATCCTATGTTTAGAGAAGAAAACGGGACTTTACTTTTTTCTCTTTGTATTATGTTGGGGAACTTTTATTTAAGAACATATGCCGGAGAGATAAAAAAAAATTAATAGAATGGGATAACAACCTAAAGGAAGATAAAGGGATCGGATACGGGCATATTAATGCACTTATCCGATTTTTTTATCATATAGACCCCGACCAGCTGGATATGGATAACGAAAGAGATATGGATAAACGTTGTCAACTGGAAGCAGAATTGAAATGGCTTTCAAAAAAGGGTCTTTTAGGAATGGCACAATTACCACTAGAGTTTAAATAATGGCCAGAGATGTAACATATATTATTAATTTAAGAGATCGGTTTTCCGGCAAACTAAAGGGAATAAAAGGACAAGCCCGCTCTTTAGATCAACAACTTGGAGGCTTAAGGGCTACTATAGGACTTCTTTTTACTGGTTTTGTAGCTCAAAGAGTCGTAGGGGATATTATCAAGGTAGGTTCTTTTTTCGAGCAACTCAATATCTCTTTTGAGACTATGTTAGGATCGGCGACTAAGGCAAGGGATATGATCAAGGATATTACCGAATTTGCTTTAAAGACTCCTTTTGAACTCAAAGATGTTGCTGCAGGAGCTAAGAGACTTCTGGCTTTTGGAATAGCTGAAGAAAAGATTCTCCCTACTCTTAAGAACCTAGGAGATGTCGCGGCAGGTCTTAGTGTGCCTATAGAACGCTTAATTTTAAACTTCGGTCAAGTCAGATCACAAAGTCGCTTAACAGGACGTGAGTTAAGAGATTTTGCTATTGCTGGCGTTCCTCTTTTGGACGAGGTTGCTAAAGTGATGGGTAAGACCACTGCCGAAGTAACTTCGCTTGTAAGTGAAGGAAAAGTAGGCTTTCCAATCGTAGAAGAAGCATTTAGGCGAATGTCTTCAGAGGGTGGGAAATTCTTTAACCTGATGGAAAAACAAACAGCTACAACGGGGGGGCAGCTTTCTAACTTAAGAGACGTTATAGCCAGCCTTCAAAATGATCTCTTTAAAAGATTACAACCGGCCTTAAATACTGTTATTGTTGCAATTCAGGATTTAACAGCCTTTTTAAGAAGAAATATAGATACTATTGTAACTGTCAGTAAGATTGTTGGAGTTTTGGCAGGAGCATTGATTACTGTTACTGTAGCTATAAAAGCAGCAAGTATAGCAATGGGTATTTTTAATGTTGTTATGGCTGCCAATCCGATTACTTTAATTGCTATAGCACTGGCAACCGTTGTCGGATTGATGTGGGCATTCAGCAAATCTTCAAGAAGTGCAGCGAAATCACAAAATCAACTTATAAGATCACAGGAAAAATTTAGGAAAAATATAACTAAGTCTACGATAAACCTGAATGCACTTTTTGAGGTGACTAAAAAAGCCAAAAAAGGAACTCTGGAGCGAAAATTAGCTATAGAAAAGATAAATCAGGAATATGGAACTTTCCTTCCAAATCTTTTAACTGAAAAATCCACTCTTGAAGATATTGAAAAAGCACGAACGGCTGCAAATGCTAGTATGGTCAGAGAGATTGTCTTAAAAGAACAACAAGGAGAACTGCAAAAATTAGCAGCCAGGAGAATAGAATTCCAAAAAGGAATAAACAAATTAACAGAGTTTGAATTAGATTTAAAAACAAAACTTGAATTACTTTCAAAGAAACCAACACTTCTTACAGAAACTCAGAAAAAAGAAGCAAATGCTCTCAATGCTGAACTCGTTAAGATAAGAGGGCGTATTATAGGATTCAAAAAAGCACAGGAAGGAACAATAGAAGGTGCTCAGGATTTAAGAAATACTTATCGGGATTTGGCAAAGGAATTAGGAATAGATATTACAGCTATAGTGAGGCCAACATTAGATGCCGATCCATTGAAAAAGGGACTTAGGGAGGCAGGTATTACAAAGATCACTTCAGCAGCTCCTAAGATTTTCAACCTTAATATAGACACTCTTGTAGAAAATCTAAATATAAACACAACTACTTTAACTGAAGGAACTGAAAAGATGAAAAATATGGTTCGTGAGGCTCTTTTAACAGCTCTTGCAGACAGTCAAAATCTTACAAGATAATGGGAGAATTTTTAGGCGGTTTTGGATCAGGATTTCGTACAAATGTACAGCATAACTTCAATATTAAAGGTATTGGAATTCAGGCTGCCAAGACTCTTTTTTTTAGATTCCAAAAAGACAAAGAACTAGAAAAAGAATTACGGGATGCCGCCGACGGAGAGGGAGTTTTGGGGACTTTAGTTTACGACGAACTGGTAATTAAAGGGGGGAATTTTTTTGAACAAGACGACATACAACAAGAAAATCCTATTCCGTATGAAGGATTGAAAATTCATGCTGTCCTGATAGAGGTCAACCAGAGTAAAAATATAGTAACTACTTCTCTACAAGGAAGAAACGGAACTGTAAAAGAGTATGTTTCAGATGGAGATTTTGCGATCACTCTTACGGGGTTTATAACAGGGGAAAACTTTGGTCCTGATATGGAGACAAGAGCTGAGGAGGCTGTTATCAGAGATTTAGGGAACTTCTATCCTGAAGTAGATGTTCAAAGAATGATTACGATCTTAAAAGTTCCCGATTCTATTACACTTATAAGTAATTTCCTTTCTCAATTTGATATTTCAGATTCAGTGGTTATGAATTACTCAATTCCTCAAAGAGAGGCAACCAGAGATATGCAACCTTTTCAGATAAATCTACTGAGTGATACTCCTATTAATTTACTAGACTTAAACGAATTAGAGATTTGAAACGACTTATTAGCCAGATAGAAATAGGTAAATTCAAGTTCAATTATGTTACTCAGGTCAGCATTGAAAGTAGCTGGGATACTTTTACCGACACTGCAAGGATTGTCTTTCTTAATAGGTTTAGAAAAAAAGAAGGCCAATCAATTACCGTAGGAATAGATAATGTCTTTAAGCGTGGTGACGCAGTGACTATTAAATTAGGATACTTCCCTAATCTTGTTACAAGGTTTCAGGGGTTTATTTCAAGAGTCAAACCAGATTCGCCTTTGGTAATAGAATGCGAGGACGAAATGTTTCAATTAGAGCAAGTCTCACTAGTAAGTAAAGAATTTATCAACACTACTATAAAAGACGTTATAGAGTATGCTACAGATTCTCTAAAGCCGATTATTGAGTTTGATGACGAAACCGCTAAGATCGGGAATTTCCATATCGACAACAAAGGATTTATTAACGCCATAGATGTTTTTAAAGTCCTTAAAAGCCAGTTTGGATATAATATTTATTTCCGTAACAAAGTCTTAAATGTTAGAATTTTAAACTCTATTTTAGCACTTACGAATCCAACTCACAGAATAGGTATGCAGCGAAATGTTATTAGAGACGATCTTACTTACCAGAGAGATGACGATGTTGATATGATGATTAGGTTTGAATCTAAGCAAACAGATAACACTGTCCTTACTTTCTTTGGGTTTAAAGACAAAGGGGAAACAGTTATTACAACTACTGCTAAAACAGCCGGAGTAACACATGCATGGACAGTTCCCGAACTAAGTGAAACGGAGATCAAGAAAATAATGAGAGAAAACATAGATAAGTTTATCTGGGAAGGCTTTACAGGTGGGTTTTTAACGTTCTTAGAGCCTTTCGTACAACATACCGACACAATTCAGTTAATAGACAGAGAACACCCTGAAAGAGAAGGAAAATACTTAATTCAAGATGTAGGAACTGAGTTCGGTCTCAGTGGAGGAAGACAGGATATAACTTTAAGAAATAGAATTGCATAATGGAAATACCTGAAATCTTAGAAATGTTTACCAGAAGTGAGATAGATAAAGAAAACTTCTATTCTCAGGTAGGAACGGTCACGAATGTTGATTCCACAAAGAGGACTTGCGATTTTCAGTCTATTGACGGTCAAGCTAAGAGATCAGGGATTCGATTGCAGAGTGTAATTTCTGAGACTTTTGGGTTTGTCTTAATACCTAAAAACAACACAAAAGTAATGGTCACATTTTTTGATTCTCATAAGGGATTCGTATCTTTAACAGCAGAACTTGAGAAGATATTAATAGACACCGATCTTGTACAGTTCAACGGAGGCTCAAATGATGGACTCATAAATATTAACGACCTAGTAACCAACATGAACGTGATAGAGGCAAAATTAGATACATTTATAGTGATATTTAACGCTCACGTTCATCCCGGAGTGACCACTGGCGGCGCAGTAACATTGGTAACAACAACCTTAGAAACAGTACATGGTCAAACCTCAAACAAAGCAAATTTAGGAGAAGACACAAAAGTAACTCACTAATGGAAGTAGTAGATATATTATTCACTGATGACATAGCAATTAAGGACGGCGACCTAGATGTAGGAATATCCGATCCACAGCATATAGAACATATCTTTAAAGCAAGCCCCGGACAGTTTTACCAGTTTCTAACTCTGGGAATAGGAATAGATAAGTTTAAAAAAGCAAGTATTCACAAACCTACTTTAAAGCAAAAAATAAGAGATAATCTACAGGCAGACGATTTTAGAATAAATAAAATTGACGTATCAGGGGGTATAGACCAGTTATTAACATTTGTTGATGCAAAAAGGAGGATTTGATTAAGTTATGATAGTAAAATCAGGACAAAACTTATATGATAAAACAGCCGAAGAGTTCGGAACTTTAGAGCAACTTTTCACTTTACTTGTTGATAACGATCTTGGAGTTACCGATAAATTAACTACGGGTCAAAAGCTTATAATAAATAAAGTAGGAAAAGGAGACGAGGATATAAAAAGTTTCATTTCATTGCGTAATTTAGTATTTAGTAACGACCAGGGAACAGGAAACCCACCTATAGAGGGAGGAGGATTTGATAACGGGTTTTCAAACGGCTTCGAGTAATTTATAATTAATGGCACAAAAGACAACAGCAGAACTAACGACTGAGAACACGAATAATATTGCGGACAATAGTTCAAATAGTATAAGCCCTAAAGATACTCGTGATCTTTTGCAGAATATTATTGACTCTATGGTAAACAAATCTTCAGACTCTTCGGATCTGGCTACTAATGCCTATAAGCAAAACAATAAGGCACTGACGAACACTAATAATATCCAGATCACCTTTGCTACGGATTTTGGTACGGCAAATTACACAGTGTTTTTCCGTGATCCTTCAGGGGTATTGGCAGTAGCGACCTCTCCTCACGATATACTTTCTACTGGCTTTCAGGTCGATGGAACAGGAGTAGGTACTATTGATTGGCTGGCAATAATAGATAATGATACTTAAAAATGAAACAACTATGTTATGAGCAAATCAGCTAGTTTTAACCACGATATGAGTGATGGAGATAGAACCATTACGAGCATTAATCTCACGGGATCTATATATATTTCAATACAAATTACGGCTACGGGACTGGATGCTGCAGATGCCACTTTTAACTTACAGAAATCCAATGATCTTGAAAACTTTGGAGATGTTCCTGATGCTACGTTCACTTTTGCATCTGGTGATTCAATCAGATTTATTGAATTCGCCAATCCTTTTGGCAATTCAGGATTAAGAATACAAATAGTAGTAAACTCGGTAACTACCGGGACATTAAAATTTAATGTTAATTTTATAGATAAATGAAAAGAATATTCATATCAATAGCGTATTTAATCCTAATGGCAAGCTTAGGCTATGCCCAAACAATAACAGTAGGTGAAGTTTCGATTTCTACTGCGGACAATGCTGATTCTTTAGATTCTAAACCTTCTGAATTTTATTTGGATAGAA